TAGAGAGAATCTATATGGCGTTATTGAGAAAGGCTCAGAGGCTCTCGACACACTAATAGAACTAGCGAAAGCGAGTGAGCATCCTAGAGCGTTTGAGGTGGTCTCTCAACTCACAAAGACGCTTGTAGATGCAAATAAAGATTTACTAGATATACAGAAAAAAGTGAAAGATTTGAAGAAAACTGAAGAAAAGAATGACGCACCAAAAAATGTGACGAATGCATTATTTGTTGGTAGCACTGCTGAATTACAAAAATTAGTCAATGGGAGAAATGAAGATGGCTAAACTAGTTCAAGCAAAAGCATGGGAGCCTACTTACCATAAGACATCTATTGGAAGTAAACCATCGCTAACAAAAATGAACAAAGCGAAAAGAAGAAGTTACAAAAAATATAGAGGTCAAGGAAGGACACGATAATGTTTGAATACAGATGCAAAGTAGTAAAAGTCGTTGACGGTGATACTGTTGACATAGACATCGACCTTGGTTTTGGTGTATGGCTAAAAAATGAAAGAGTGCGTCTGTATGGTATTGATACTCCTGAGTCACGCACAAGAGATTTGGAAGAAAAGAAATATGGCCTTGCCGCTAAAGAGTTTTTGAAGAAAATGTGTGATGATGAGTGGATGATTCTAGAAACTGCTGAGTATGACGCAAAAGGTAAGTTTGGTCGTATTCTAGGTTCACTTAGAAGAACCACAAACTATGCTGACCAGACAGTGAATGAATACATGATTGAAAAATATCATGCTGTTCCATACTACGGTCAGTCAAAGGATGATATCAAAGAAGCACACTTAAAAAATCGTGAGTTTGTGAATCTAAATGGCTGATGTTTATCTTGGTAATCCAAACCTAAAAAAGTCTGGAATACCACTTGAGTTCACTAGAGAACAGATTGAAGAGTATATCAAATGCTCTAAAGACCCTGTTTATTTTGCAAGAAACTATGTTAAGATTGTTAATGTAGATAAAGGACTCATGCCTTTTGAAATGTATGACTTTCAAGAAGACATGGTTCGTACATTCAATGACAATCGTTTTTCCATCTGCAAACTGCCTAGACAGACAGGTAAATCAACGACAACAACCGCATATATTTTGTGGTTAATTCTTTTCACTGACCAGCAGAATATTGCTATCCTTGCAAACAAAGGTTCTCTTGCTAGAGACTTGTTGGGTAAGATTTCACTAGCATATGAATACTTACCTAAGTGGTTACAGCAAGGCGTGGTTGTGTGGAACAAGGGTAACATTGAACTAGAGAATGGTTCTAAGGTTGTCGCCGCCGCTACTTCATCGTCTGCTATTCGTGGCGGTTCTTACAATCTAATCTTCTTGGATGAGTTTGCGTTTGTTGGTAATAACATGGCTGAAGAGTTCTTCAGTTCAGTCTATCCTACAATCTCATCTGGTCAGACATCAAAGGTTATTATTGTATCGACACCAAATGGTATGAATCATTTCTATAAGATGTGGACAGATGCGACAGAGAAATTAAGTCAATATGTTCCCATCGAAGTGCATTGGTCACAAGTTCCAGGCCGAGATGAGAAATGGAAACAAGAGACTATTGCTAATACAAGTGAAGAGCAGTTCAGACAGGAATTTGAGTGTGAGTTCTTAGGTTCAGCAAATACTCTAATCCATCCAACAAAGTTAAGAACTCTTGCTTTCAAGAGGCCAATAAGAAATTGGAATGGTGTGGATTTCTATGAAGAGCCGGCCGAAAATCATACATATGTTGTATCGGTAGATGTTGCAAGAGGAGTGGGATTAGACTATTCAGCATTCACAGTATTTGATGTGACAGCAGTTCCTTATAAGTTGGTAGCAAAGTTTAGGGATAAGGAAGTTTCTCCTTTGCTATATCCAAATTATATTGGTTCAATTGCTAAATTATTTAATGAAGCGTATATATTAGTCGAAGTAAATGATATTGGCGCACAAGTAGCAGATATCTTACATCAAGACTTAGAATACGAAAACCTAATTGCTACCTCTATAAGAGGTCGTGCAGGCCAACAGGTAAGTGGTGGGTTTTCATCTGGAACACAGTTTGGTGTTCGCACAACAAAACAAGTCAAGCGGATAGGAACATCCAATCTGAAGGACTTAATTGAGAATGATAAACTTATAATTGAAGATTTTGATTTAATTTCAGAATTAGCGAGTTTCATTGGAAGAGGTTCTTCATATGAAGCAGAAGAAGGTTCACATGATGATTTGGTGATGACTTGTGTTCTTTTTGCTTGGTTGGTAAGACAAACATACTTTAGAGACATCACAGATGTTGATATTAGGCAAAAATTATACGAAGATAAGATAAAAATGCTAGAAGATGAACAGTTACCATTCGGAATAATTGATGATGGACAACCAGAAGAAGGAATCCTAAACGGGCCTGAGGACATATCAGAATACATCAACTCCTCAAACCGTGATAGATGGTTCTAAAAGACTTGTTTTTATAAATATTGAGAAATCAAAGATTATTTTGAATATTCTTAGAAGGAGAAATGAAAATGGCTTTTCAAGTATCACCTGGCGTAAATGTTAGTGAGATTGACCTCACTACGGTGGTGCCTGCCGTATCGACCACTACTGGTGCCCTTGCTGGACACTTTAAGTGGGGTCCGGTCGACCAGCGTATTCTCGTTAGCAGTGAAGACCAATTAGTAAATGTCTTCAACAAGCCTAACGCAAATACGGCTGATGACTTCTTTACGGCTGCAAACTTCCTTGCATATGGTAATGCATTGTATATCACGAGGGCTGTCACTAGTGCTAATAACGCAACTACTGGCGGAACTGGTGCATTCATTAAGAATGAAGATTATTACAATGAAACATACTCACACTCTAGTGGTCATGGCGATTGGGTAGCAAAATATCCAGGCGATATTGGTAACTCACTAGAAGTTTCAGTATGTCATAATGCTAATGCATGGGAAAGCACTGTATCAACTAACTATTATGCTACAAGAGAATCCACAACCGTCACACTTGCTGGTGATGGACAGGGTTCTTCAAACGCAGAAACACAATTTGTTGCTGGCGACATTCTATTGTTGGGCCCAGATAAGGAGCAGAGAAAAGTTGCTTCAATTTCTGGTAACACAATTACGCTTACATCAAAATATCAAGGTAACACAGTATCAAACTATTCACCATCTCTAACTCGTAGATGGGAATACTTTAACAACTTTGATAGAGCGCCATCAACCACAACTTATGCTAACACTGTCAATGCTCAAGGTGACGCAATTCATATTGCTATCGTTGACGAAGATGGTACAATCACAGGTCAAAGCGGAACTGTTCTAGAGAAATATGAGAATGTTTCTCAAGCACCAGACGCTAAAGGTCCACAGGGTGACACACTATACTACAAAGATGTGATTAATAATCGCTCTCAGTGGGTATGGTGGGGCGCACACAACAGCAATATGGGTAAGGCTGGCACAAGAGCAGATTTGACTAATACTGGTTCTGCTGGTTCTGGCACAAACTTCCCAGGCAATGACCTACCTGTAACAAATAGCATGACTAAAGGTAAGGACGGTTCTGCATCAGATGCCGCTTACATTAGTGCATATAACTATTTCAGAGATGCTGATACTGTAGATGTATCACTTGTTCTTGGTTCTGGTTCAAGTGGCACTGTTGCAATCCACATTATTAACAACATTGCAGAACACAGAAAAGATTGTGTAGCAGTCATTTCACCAGAAAGAGCAGATGTTGTTAATAACAATACCTATGAAGGTAAAGAAAGAGATGATATTATCGCATTTAGAGATACACTACCATCTTCTTCTTATGCAGTCATGGACTCAGGTTGGAAGTATCAGTATGACAAATACAACGATGTTTACCGCTATGTGCCTCTAAATGGTGACACCGCAGGTCTAATGGTTCAAACGGATTTGACTAGAGACCCTTGGTATTCGCCTGCTGGATTTAATCGTGGTAATGTTAAGAATGTTATCAAACTTGCATACAATCCAAGTAAGACAGACAGAGATGAACTTTACAAGAAGGGCGTCAATCCTGTTGTAACATTCCCAGGCCAAGGCACAGTTCTGTTTGGCGACAAGACTATGCTTGACCAACCAAGTGCTTTCGACAGAATCAATGTTCGTAGACTGTTTATCGTCCTCGAAAAAGCAATTTCGACAGCGGCTAAGTTTACTCTCTTTGAGTTCAATGATGAATTTACTCGTTCACAGTTTAAGAACTTGGTTGAGCCTTTCCTTAGAGATGTCCAAGGTCGAAGAGGTATTACAGACTTCCAAGTTGTAGTCGATGGTACAAACAACACTGGCGAAGTCATTGATAGAAACGAATTTGTAGGTGATATTTACATCAAGCCTGCTCGTTCTATCAACTTTATCCAGTTGAACTTTGTTGCTGTAAGAACTGGCGTAGAATTTTCTGAAGTCGTTGGTAGAGCAACATAAATAAAGGTAAACAGGAGAAAAGAAGATGGCTTTTAATGTAAACGAATTTTCAGGCGCCCTTACAAGTGGCGGTGCTAGAAATTCACTGTTTCAAGTGCAAATCACGAATCCAGTAAACGGGGTCGCTGATATTCAAGTACCTTTTCTCTGCAAAGCCGCTCAAATTCCAGCCGCTACTTTAGGTGTAGTCGAAGTTCCTTACTTCGGCCGCACCGTCAAGGTTGCTGGTAACAGAACATTTGCAGAGTGGGCACCTACGATTATCAACGATGAAGATTTTGCTATTCGTAATGCAATGGAACAGTGGTCAAATAGCATCAACTCGTTTCAAGGAAACCTAAGAACAACTGGTGGTTCTGCGCCTGCTTTGTATAAAGCAAACGCTCAGGTCATTCAGTATTCACAAACAGGTGATATCCTTAGAGAGTATACTTTTGTGGGCATCTTCCCAACAGAGGTCAGCACAATTGACCTTGCATGGGAAACTGAAGGTATCCAAGAATACACTGTCACTTTCCAGTATGACTATTGGGAAGTATCCGGCGGCTCAACAGGTAACGCCGGCGGCAATTAAAATCCGTTTTTAGTTATGTTGGGGGTGCCTATAAATATAACAAAGGCATCCCCTATTTTCATTGAGGATATAAAATGGCAGTAAATCTATTCGGTTTCAAAATTGGTAGAGAAGTTGATGAGAAACAACTCGACAATCTACCTTCATTCGTTCCACCAGCACAAGATGGTGGTAGCATCACTGTTGCTGAAGGTGGCGCATTTGGCACAACCGTAGACCTAGACAATACAGTAAAAAACGAAGCACAACTCATCACAAAATATCGTGAGATGGCTCAACAACCAGAAGCGGAAAGAGCAATTGATGATATTGTAAATGAGGCTATTGTTGCTGACGACAATCAAGCACCGATTGAGATTGTGCTTGATGAAATTGAACAACCAGAATCAATCAAAAAGAAAATCCGTGAAGAATTTGAGTATATTCTCAAGTTGATGAAGTTCAACTATAGAGGATATGATATATTTCGTCACTGGTATGTAGATGGTAGACTATACTATCACATTATTATTGATGTTAAAAATCCTAGACTTGGGATTAAAGAACTGAGACATATTGACCCTCGTAAGATTAAAAAGGTTCGTAAAGAAAAGCGTGACCCAAACCGAAAACTGAATGAAGAAGTGCTTGTAAAGAAATATGATGAGTTCTTTGTATATCAGTCAAAGGGTATAACATCTGAAGGTGAGGGGTTAAAGATTGCTCCAGATTCAATCGCTTATTGTCATAGTGGATTGTTGGACAATCGTAATTATACAGTTTTATCATATCTTCACAAAGCACTAAAACCTCTTAATCAGTTGCGTATGCTAGAAGATGCGACAGTTATCTATCGCTTGGCTCGTGCGCCAGAGCGTAGAATCTTTTATATTGATGTTGGTAACTTACCTAAAGCGAAAGCAGAACAATATTTGCGTGACATGATGGTTAAGCACAAGAACAAACTTGTGTATGATGCAAATACAGGTGAAGTAAGAGATGACAGAAAGTTTCTCACAATGCTTGAGGACTATTGGCTACCTCGTAGAGAGGGAGGGAGAGGTACGGAAATTACCACTCTGCCAGGCGGTCAGAACTTGG